AAAAGTGAAGATGATGTTTGAATTCAACAGGATCATCAACCCGCCTAAACCAGCCCGATAATCTCGCGCTCAAAAAAGAGGCCTATCGTTTTGCGGTGGGCCTCCTCCCACATGTCTATGCGTTCTTGCTTAGACATCTTGGCGCCCTGATCCAAATCAGAATGGCACTTGTAGCACAACGACGCAATGCGGTAGTCGTGAGCCTTGAGCCCGCGGCCTTTGCCGTCGCGCAGCTGGTTGGAGTGAGCCGCTACTACAGTGCCGTCACTTATTCCACAGTGTTGGCAAGGTAGCAGGCGGGCCGCGTCAGTTAGTTTCTTGTTCCGATACATCTTTTGGCGGTGGGTTCTCTAAACATGGAAAACAAACCCAGCGGTCTGTTCTGTAATCAACAACCCTGCCAGTATCCAAGTTCTTGGAATACCCGCAGGTGGCGCAGAATCTTTTGCCATAGACCCTAAACGTCGGCTTTTGCTCTTCGCTTCGGGATGGCGACGATTCCTTCTTCGTCTTGTTTTCGTGCATCCATGTAGTGATCGGCGTAAATAAAAGCATCTTTTGTAACCTCAAAAGGATCTGAGTTTTTTTGAATAAGACCAACCATGGCAAACATGGCGGCCAAGTCTCTTAGGTTTTGTTCGTGTTCCATTAGTGCGCCTTAGAAGAAATATCTTTAATGCATCTCATAGATTCTTTTAAAGAACTAGTAAAGGCCTCAACAGCAACTTCTTCTGATATGTCTGTTTGGGCAACAAGAGTTGTGAGTACTGCGCTAAGCCCTACTATTACAGATCTCACATCTACATCACCAAATTCATCAATTACCATGCAAACTGCCGTAGCAATTTCTTCTGAATCTTTTGTCATTTAAGCTCCTAGTTGTTTGAGCTGAGTTGCCAGCAGGTCGTTCAAGTACTTCCCGCGAATAGCAATATGCTCGATCTCCTTGATGGCGTCAATCTCTTTTATGGCGTCTTTGATGGCTTTGTTATAGCCAGCTCGAAAGCTATCGTCACCATCCAAGATCATGCAAATAGCATCCCTAACGGTGCTGGATGCCTTTCGCTCTTTGGCCAGCTCTTTTATTTTGTCGTAGTACTCAACTGGTAAGTACACGCTGTAAGGTACTAGGTTCTTCATTGATTTCTCCAAGCCTCGAAACTGGCTTTTAGTCTGTTAAATAACTCGCGCGCTTCTTCGCTGGTCTTGAGTTCCTTGCGGGACTCTATACCAATATAGGAGTAGATCCATTCAGAGCAAGCCTTCTCATTCTTTTCCATGAGCCACTCTTTAGCGTGCAGCCAGTCCCAGAACTCTGGGTCGCGGCAGAGAATGCCGGCCATCTTCACGGCGTGATCCCCTGGAAACTCACCCTCACGATTAAGGGGCTGTTCATCGTCACCCAGACGAACCATCACAACAACGTAACGCGAGCCAACAAAGTCCCGCATTAGGGTGTCTGGCAGCTCATCTGGGTGGACGGCTAAGGTCAGCACGTAGCCATCCTTGGATTGCTTTAAACCCATCTTGACGCATTCAAACTGGATTGTGTTATCAGTCATCCCATGGATCCTTTACTGGGCTTGAACTTTCTTCTTTCTTGTAGGTATTGATCTTCAAGCCAACCTTGCGATTGCCATCCTTGTCTTTACTGACCCAAGCATCAAGCCTAATGACAACGTGATCAGACTCTGCAGCCTGCATGAGTTGCTTCATAAGATCAAGCTCGATCTTGATGTCTCCAGTCATGTCTGGTTGAATATCTTTTTTCTTGTACTTGTTCATCCACAAGGTTCCGCGATTTGGGTAGTCCATGATTTACTCCTTAAATGATTCAGATTCTTTTTTAAACAAATCCATCAACTCATCGTGATGGTCCGAGTACTCTGCTTTAACTTTTTCAAACAAAGTGTGATTGAGTTTATAAATGGTTCTAACATCATCGGCTGACTTAGTTAGCTCAAGGCAAACCTTGGCTGCGTCCACAAAAGCGCCAATCCAGTTGCCTTCTGGGCTCTCAGTAACCTTGATCTCAAACTGTTCCATATCGTTCTTGAATGGTGGCGGTATGGGTAAAGGCTTCTGTTTTAACTTAGGCTTTTCTGGCTCAGGTTCTGGCTTTGGTTCTGGTTTGGGCTCGGGCTTTGGCTCGATCTTCTTGGGCGCCTCTCTCATAGGCTCGCTAGCGTCCAGTATGTCGTGCTCTACGATCTCCATGGCGGTCATCCAAAGATACCTTCTTTGGTAAGTCTCAACAGCGCCCAGGTTCTGAATGGGGTGGGTGCCTTTGAGGTTAGCCTCTGCCATGGGGCTGGTGATCACGATAACTGTGCCGTCTTCTACATCCGTGATGCACAAGGTTGCGTACTCTGTGTTGTATGAAACCACGCCGCACAAACCGATATTGTTAAATATCTTTTGGATGTGTGGCAGGAAGTCACCCAACTCAAAGTAGCTGTAGCCGGCAAATTTATTTTGTCCCGACTTCTTTAACTCAATGCCTTGGAGCGCTACTCGCGCCGCCATAAGCTTCTTGTGTACTGTCATTTCTTTCCTTCTGTTAGACCGCGTTGATATTCCTCGTCCAGACGCTGGGAAAACATCTGCGAGACATAGTGAAAAAATCTAATAGCGCTCTCCTCAGCTGCGCCATCAAATGTCATTACCCATCCATTGAAGTCCAGCTTGCCAATGATCTCGCCATCGGGGTTGGTGAACTTCATAGAGTAGTCGGGTCGTTGTGGTCGTATCTGCATTACTTTTTCGCAGGGCGGCCACGACGCCTTTTAGTTGGGATTACCTTCTTTTTAATTGCTTCCTTGACAACATCTGACGGGGTTGGTTCTGCAAGCATCTGACGCACGATGTTGTTACGCTGGTTTTCTAGGCTTTCAACCATAGAAAGGGCGCGTAGTTTAATTGCTTCGATGAGGAATGCGAAGTCCTCTGACTGTATGCTTAGGTTGTATTGCATTTTTTCTTCCTTTACGGCCGGGTTTACGTTTGGGTTTTCCATTTAGCTTGGTCCCCCACTTGTGTAAGAACAGGTAATCTGTCCTGTACTCTGTCGGAGGAACCCATCCATGGCTCCTCCATATCTTTTGACAATCAGGCTTGCTGTTGTTGAACATACTCCTCCCACTGTGAACAGAACGGGCGGACAGAACAGAAGTTAGCGCAGCGGGTTCTCTCCCCTGGGCGTACTTCCATCTCATAGTCTTTGCCGTACTCAGCCAGCTTGGCACTAGCCTCTTCCTTGGTTTGGCAAATGTTCCTAGCCTTGAGGCCGCCAATCTTCTTGACGGCGTAGCTGGTTGGCTTCTCCCACATCTGCTCTGGAGTACAGGGTGGCAGCTCCTCGCCAGTCTCTGATTCAAACAGGGCGTTAGAGTGCTCTGTGATCCTCTCTTGGATGAACTGCTCGCGCTTCTCAAAAGGCCATAGATTGACCGGTATGACCTTGATTGGGGCGTCTGGGTAGTTCTGCTTGACCGCGGCATCACGGCGGCTCCAATCGCGGATTACGGCCACGATCTCGAGTTTGGTAACTGGAACTTGTTTCACCTTCTCAACCAGCCATGCGTAGATGTTGAGCTGGTATTCCCAGTCGATCTTCTCATTCATCACAGACCAAGCGGCGCAAGTCTTGTAGTCGTTGATGGTGATAGAGCCATCTTCGTTGACGATCTGTAGGTCAATCGCGCCCGAGATGTTCCAGCCGTCTAGGGTTGTGCTGATGCGTTCCTCGACTAGGTGGTTCTCGTCCTTGCCGTGCTCGAGGACGCCGTGGATCGCTGTTCCAAAGATAGACCAGACCATCTCTGTTACGTCTGACTCGATCTTGTCTTCGTGCTTCTTGCGTAGGAGCACAATGCGCGGGCTATTGATGATCTCTGTGGCTGAGAGGTGTGCTCTGCCTTTAGAGTAGGTAGGACGCTTCATGATGTTCACGAAGGTCTGAGGCAAATTAAACTTGTTGGTGATAATCACACATTTTCTCCGTTGAAGTAGAATGGCAACACATTGTACCCATGTTCTATCATGTCTTGCAAGTATTTTTAATCACTAAGGGAAAATATGAGAAAAATAGGTATCGACCCAGGCGTATCGGGCGCTATTGTTGTGTTGTACAACGGCCATCCAGCTGAGTCTTATCGTATGCCTGTGATGAAGATTGGCTCAACCAGCAGAGTAAATGCAAGCGCGCTGGCTGCCATGATCAGGCCTTACTCTAGTAGTCTTGTCCCTACAGAAGTCTATGTAGAGCAGGTGGGGGCTATGCCAGGACAAGGGGTTTCATCGATGTTTAGCTTTGGGCATTCCTGCGGAGTAATTGCCGGCGTACTGGGGGCGTTTGAGATGAGGGTGGAACTTGTTACACCCCAAGCATGGAAGAAGCGCGCTGGTCTTATCGGATCAGACAAGGACGCCTCGAGATCGCGGGCTATCCAGATGTGGCCAGAGTGGAGGGAGCTAGACAAAAAGGGCGCTGGTCAAGCACTTGCTGATGCAGCTCTGATTGCTTACTACGGGGTAGAATAATCTCGTACGATCAACCGCAGTTGCCGTACTTATCCCCGGCATGTGCTGGGGATTTTTTTTGATATAGTTAAGTTGTTGGTAGTGCAACGGGTTAGCG